AATCAGTACCAAAAGGAATGCATAAGATGCCTGATGGTAAGCTGATGAAGAATTCTGACATGGCAGGTCGTGCCATGAAGAAAACTGGAGCAGATGCAAAAGGTCGTGCAATGGCGACCAAGATGAAAATGGGCAATTATGCCCGGAAAGGGAAATAATCATGGCAGGCAAAGGTATGGGAGCCGCGACCAAAGGCGGTGGCTGCGTTGAAAAAGGCGGCAAAAATCGGATGATGTCCGAAACCAGCAAGAAATCAGGGCCCGTGATGATGAAAACAGGCGGGGCGATTAACGCGCATAAGATGATGGCCATGAAGGGTGTCAAAAAGATGCGCAAAGGTGGGATGTGTGACTAATGGCTACCTCTGGAACGACTGACTTCAACCTCTCCATTGACGATATCGTTGAAGAGGCGTTTGAACGTTGCGGAATGCAAGTTACCAACGGGTATCAACTTGCTTCCGCACGTCGTTCTCTGAATCTTTTGTTCTTGGATTGGGCCAATCGCGGCTTAAACCTTTGGACGATTGAACAAGCCACCTACAGCCTTACAGCAGGCGTGAATGAAATCAGCCTTGCTGCCGACACGGTGAACGTGTTGTCTGCGGTAATTAGAGATTACTCTCAGTCCCCTTCTACAGACATCACGATTGACCGCATTAGCCGGGAAGAGTATTTAAACGTTCCGGATAAAACCACGCAGGCACGCCCTGCGCAGTATTACGTCCAACGGACAAACATCCCCAAGGTGTTTTTCTATCCTGCCGCAGACGGGAATTACGGGTTTGTTTACTACCGAATTCGTCGCATACAGGACGCGGGGGACTATACAAACACCTCGGATGTTAATTTCCGCTTCTTGCCTTGTTTGGCCTCGGGTCTGGCATACCATATTTCTTTGAAATATGCGCCAGAACGAACAACAATGCTCAAGCAGATATACGAAGAAGATTTTACGCGTGCCGCAATGGAAGATCGCGACACGGCAAGTGTGTCTTTTGTGCCACAGATAGAGTACTAAGATGGCTTTTGCAACCGGTAAATTCTCGTTTGGTCTATGCGACTATTGTGGGCAGCGGTATCCCTACAATGTGCTGCGCCAGAACTGGCGCGGCTTTAAAGTTTGCCCAGACGATTATGAACCGAAAGAGCCGCAGCTTGACCCTTTAAAGTACAACGGGGATGCGATTGCCTTGTTAGGTCCGCGTCCAGATAGGATTGAGCCAGTGTCCGTTTTTGTAGGGGCTCCAGCGGATAGTGCTTTTCAAAGCATTGGAAGTGCCACAAACACAGCGAATATGCGTCCGCAAACGCTCATTCAAGCATTGGTCTCTAGCGTTCAGATAGGCACTGTCACGGTGGTAACAACATGACCTATTCAGAATTAGTCACGGCGATTCGGAATTACACGGATGTAGACGCTAACGTCTTCCCGGAAACCGTCATCAATACGTTTATTACGATGGCGGAAAACCGTATTCTCCGAGACATTGATTTGGATGTGTTTAAGAAAGAGGTTGCCGGTAACATGACGGCAAACAACCGTTTCTTAAGCACCCCCTCAGACATTTTGACGCATCGTTATCTGATGATAACGGTGGCTGGAGAGCAGGTGTTTCTTGATTTCAGGGACACCTCGTACATGAAAGAGTATTGGCCAGATTCCACGGTTACTGGAATCCCTAAATACTATTCAGTGTGGGATCAAAACACGTTCTATGTGTCCCCAACCCCAAACCAAGCCTTTGCTGCGGAGTTGGGTTACATCTATCGTCCGGCTCAACTCTCCTCCACAGAACCAACCACGTGGATAAGCGAGCGTGCGCCCGAAGCCCTTTTGTACGCTTGCCTGATACAGGCATACAGCTACACAAAAGGGCCGTTAGACATGCTGTCGTATTTTGATAACAGCTACAAGCAAGCGATTCAAGGTCTTGGCGTTGAACAGCAAGGTCGCCGTCGCCGTGATGAGTACCGTGACGGTATGGCGAGGGTTAAAATTAAATCGGATAGCCCCGGACCATGACACTAAGTGCGATAGAGGTAGGCAGCGTATCGGTGCACACCACAGACCATCGTGGGGCAACGCCGGAAGAAATCGCCGACAGGGCGGTTTCTCGCATTTTGTACGTGGGTCAATCTGCTCACCCCTTTATTCGGGATCAAGCAGAGGCGTTTAAGCAGCAGTTACGCGAAGTGATTGTGTTTTACATGAAAGAGGCGATTGCCTCTGACAGGGCGACTACTTCGCTCAAACTGCAACAAGCTGGGTTTCCCGAACTAGTAAAGCTTTTGGACTAAGCCATGCCGATTACTCAAGCAACCTGTTCCTCCTTCAAGTCAGAGCTTATGCAGGCACTGCATAACTTTAGCTTGGTAGGGGGCAACACGTTTAAGCTGGCGTTGTACACCAATCTGGCTACATTAAATGCCTCTACGACGGTGTATACATCGGCTAATGAAGTGCCTAATAGCGGAACATACACGGCTGGGGGAGGTACGTTAACCCGCCAAGGTGTTTCTTTGTCGGACACAACCGCGTTTACTGATTTTGTGGACTTGTCATTTACTTCAGCGACAATTACTGCACGCGGGGCGCTAATCTATAACAGTACAAACGCTAACCGTGCTGTTTGTGTTCTTGATTTTGCATCTGACAAGGTTTCAACTGCTGGGACTTTTACGGTCGTTTTTCCACCAGCGACCCCAACAAATGCGATTATTCGCATCGTTTAATTGTTTTTAAGGAGGCCTTATGTATATCGCAAAGTCTACGGTTGGTGAAACCGTAAGCGCGGGCGTAGTTAAGCAAACAGAGCATGATGGGCGCGTTCGATTTGGTGGCGTATTTAAAGTTGAGTGCTTTGGCCCAGATGGCGAAAAAAAGTGGGAAGATGAGTTCCACAACCTTGTTGTTAACGAAGGTCTACAAGACTTGAACAACAAGTACTTCAAAGCTTCCGGCTACACCGCCGCTTGGTATCTTGGTTTGATTAATGGTCCCGGTTCTGGCACTACGTATGCTGCGGGGGACACGCTTGCGTCCCATATTGGTTGGACTGAGGACACAAACTACTCAGGTAACCGTAAGTCGGTGACTTTTGGCACTCCTACGCTGGCGGACCCGTCCGTGATCGACAACTCAGCAAGCCCTGCGGTGTTTAACATCAACAACACTAGCACAGTTGCAGGCGCATTTTTAGCGACTGTAGCGTCTGGGACATCCGGCATTCTGTTTTCAGCAGGCGACTTTACTGGCGGCGATAAGCTTGTGGCAAACGGTGACACGTTGAACGTCACTTACACATTCTCGGCTGATGCCGTTTAATTAAGGAGCAGAGATGGCTACTACGTTTAAAAAAGGGGACACCGTTAAGCTTGTGGTAACGGTGCCGCAAGGGCCAGTTGAGGCTCTTCGTATGGATGACGAAGGTAATGTGTATTACCTTGTTTCGTGGGTAGATGCTAACGGTGCAGCTCAATCGCGTTGGTTTGGCGAGGCAGAACTGTCGGCAGTTTAAAAGGGGTGAAGGCGCATGTTTGGTTTTTCTGCTTTTTCGCAAGCGCCTTACTCTTCGTTATCCGGGCCAGTTACGATTTCTGTTTCGATTGCAGAAAGCGTAACGGCCTCTGATTCTCAAGCAGCACTTCGTAATGTCTTTGCAGCACAGGCAGAACAGGCCAATGCATCGGACCCGTTTACCGCTGTTCTTTTAACTTCCGGAAGTATTAGCGAAAGCGTATCCGGGGTTACTTCCTTAACTGTCCAGACCGTGTTTGATGGACAGATTGATGAGGACGCACAGTTTAATGCCGTCAATACGGCAATCCAAATTGCAAATGCATCCATTGCGGAGACCATAAATGTCTCCGGCACTTTTGTTGCAACGGTTGATTTTGTTGGGGCGATTGCCGAGCAGCTTGGGGTTAGTTCAGTTGTATTTAACGTAGCTATTGCATACGCCGCCATCTCCGAAGAGGTTCATGTAAGTGTTGTAGTAGATGGAACTGTGCCATTCGCTGCCTTAGTTTCAGAGGCTATTGATGCCTATGACCTTAATATCTCTTCAAACGTACTTATCAGTGTAGTTGAAGATAGGCTTGAGTTTATGGCGGCTCAAGCAGGGGTACAGACTGCCAATGGCTCAATTTCCGAGTCGTTGACGGCTACCGCTACGGAAGCGGTCCAAGCTGCGTTTGTTTCTTTTGTTGCAGAGGCGCTTGGTTTACTCGCCGTCCAAGCAGCGCAAGCAGACTTTTTTGCCGATATTGATGAGGACACCCAATTTAATGCGGTTAGTGTAGGGTCTCAAGCTGTATTTGGTTCACAAGACGAGGCGCTAGAAGTAAGCAATACACAGGCTGCCCAAGTAGTCTTTTTAGGAGCTTTAGTTGAGCAAGCTAATTTGGCTGCTACAAACACAGTTCAAGCTATCCTAAACGTAGACGTTGACGAGGATGTGCAATTTAATAATGCTCAGATAGCCGGGGTCGCTTTTGTAGCCGCTTTAGTGGAGGGGGCAAGAGGAACCAGTACTGTTAGTAGTGCCTTGGTTTTCTCCGGCGCAATACAAGAGCAGGCTCGTTTCATTGATTCGTTACTTTCTCGATTTCTGTGGGAACCTATTGATGATTCTCAAACACCTTCGTGGTTAGATATTAATGCAGCGTCTTCTCCCCTGTGGACCCAAGTAGATGACAGTCAATCGGATAATTGGCAAGAGGTAGCCGCTGGTACTTCTCCGGGATGGGTTGAGATAGATGATTCAGAAGTAGATGATTGGCAACCAATAAATACCGTGTGAGGCAAAAATGGCCCTTGTAGTAGCAGATCGAGTTAAAGAGACCACTACCACCACAGGTACGGGCACCGTTACTCTTGCGGGGGCGGTAACAGGATTTCAGTCTTTTGCTGTCGTAGGCAATGCGAATACCACGTACTACGCCATAGTGGTTGAGGGGGGCTCAGATTGGGAGGT